CGCCGGCCGCCGGCATCGCGCTGCACGAGTTGTGCAAGATCGCCGGGGCCAATGCCTTCGGCGGCCTCGGCAGCGACGTCAGCATCCGCGTGCAAGCCAATTCCGCCACCAAGAAGCCCATCGTCGGCATCCCCGCCGACTGGCTCATCGTGCGCGCCTCGACGCAATTCGCCCCCTACGTGGCCGACGTGTCGGGCAAGCAGCTCGTGCAGGACAACCCCGCCGACGCGGCAGCGATCCGCTCGCAGTTCTATGCCGGCAAGCGCGTGCGCGCTGCACTGAGCGCCTACGGCTGGACCCACCCGCAAAGCGGAAAGGGCATCTCGTTCAACATCGACGGCATCATGGCTGTCGAGGACGGCGAGCGCCTGGCCATCGGCAACGGCGCGATGGTGAATGCCTTCGAGAAATTCGCGCAGCCTGTTGCGGCCGGCGCCGGCGCGGCCAATCCGTTCGCAGGTGCTGCACCCGCACAGGCCGCAGCTCCTGCTGCAGCGCCTGCGGCCAATCCGTTTGCCGCTGCGGGAGCCGCTGCAAACCCTTTCGCTCAGGCCGCGTGAACGGAGCGCGACGCCGGCCGCGCTTCTCGCCTCACACGAGCTTCGACGATTGGCTAGAGGGCGATCCGTTCTAAGAAGCCTCAGGAAGCCCGCCAGCCGCCCGCTGGTGGGCTTTTCTCATATGACCCGCACCCACCCTACACGCACAGTCGTTTTGACCCTCCCTTGGCCCCCATCGGTCAATCGGATCTGGCGCGCCATCCTCGGGCGCATCGTGCTGTCGGAGTCGGCGCGCAAGTACGGTGTGAAGTTGGCCAACGCGCTGCCGACCGGGCCCGTCGATCCGCTACGCGGCCGGCTGTTCGTGACGATGCTCATGTGCCCGCCGATGAGTCTGAAGAACCGTTCACACGATATTGCGAACCGCGAAAAGTGCCTGATTGACGGCCTGACGAAGCAACGCGTTTGGGTTGACGACAGCCAGATCGATATGATGCTGATCGCGCGCGGCGCACCCTGCGACGCGGGCCGCGTCGAGATGCTCATCCAGGAGATGCCAGAATGACGGACGAATCCCTCCGCAACCTCATGCCGCCACGCAACTTCACCGACTGGCTGTGCATACTTGGGGCCTGTGGCGTTCCGGCCGCGCAGCAGTCGCCCTGGGCGGCCGTCTTTGCCGAAACGTTCAAACCCAACACGTTCTCGCGCGGCGACGAAGACCTCGCGGACTTCCTGCCGACTATCCTGCACGAGTCGGCCATGCTGACACGGCTCGAAGAGAACCTGAACTACACACCCGAAGCGCTCGTAGCGACCTTCGGCGCGGCGCGCGTCTCGTCCGCGCAGGCGCAGGCCGTAGGCCGCATCTCGGACAAGCAGGTAGCGGACCAGAAAGCCATCGCGAACATCGTCTACGGTGGCGCGTGGGGTCACAAGAACCTCGGCAACACCTTGCCCGGCGATGGGTGGACTTTCCGGGGTCGCGGACCGATCCAGATCACCGGGCGGGCCAACTACCGGCGCGTGGGCGACCTGGTGGGCCAGAACCTCGAAGGCATCCCCGACCTGCTGTCGCAGCCGCGCTTCGCGCTGGAAGCGTGCATCGCGTGGTGGGAGGACCGCATACCCGACAGCATGCTCGGCGAGACGACGAGCATCCGCAAGCGGGTCAACGGCGGCACGATCGGCCTTGCCGAGGTGCAGGCCCTCACGAACAAGGCGCGAGCAGCGCTGGAGGCAAACCATGGCTGAATTCGATTGGCGCGCAACGATCGGCGCCGTGGCGCCAGGCCTTGCGGCGGCCCTCGGCGGCCCACTGGCCGGTGCGGCCGTGAAGGTCATCGCCGACAAGGTGTTCGGCAACCCGAATGCCTCCGAGGCCGATCTGGCCGCGGCGCTCGCATCGGGCACGCTCACGGGTGACCAGATCCGCGCGCTGAAGGAAGCCGAGATGTCGATGCAGATCGAAATGGCTCGCATCGATCAGGCGAGCGATGCGGCCTACCTGGCCGACACCGACAGCGCACGCAAGCAGACCGTAGCGCTGGCCCAGGCCGGCAGCGGCATCTCGTGGGCGCCGGTCGTCATCAGCGCACTCATCGTGGGCGGCTTCTTCACCTGCGTCTACATGCTGTTCCTGGTGGAGCGCAATTGGGACGAACGCACGGCCAACCTGCTGAACGTACTGTTCGGCGCGCTGACGGTGAGCTTCACCCAGGTGGCAAACTACTGGCTCGGCAGTTCGGCCGGCTCGAAGCGCTCGGGCGATGCGCTGCGCAAGATCGCGGAACAACCAGGCAAGGGCGGGTGATGGACGAGCTCAAGTTCGACATCTATGCGATGGTGCGGCCGCAATCGCACGCCGACCTACTGCAACTTGCGCGCGAGGCACTGGCCGAACTCGCGATCATCAATGCGATCCTTGACGACCTACTGACGCGGTGACCGCTTCAGGGCCGCGCTGGCTGCATCGTGACCGGCGGCGCGCAGACCCCGGCCGACTTGTCGCACAGGCGCGTGACAGCATCGTCCAGGCGCTCGACGGTCTTCGAGACCTGTTCGAGTTGCGCGTGGGCGTCAGCGCGCAGGTTGCGGGTGGTGAAGAAGATGGCACCCGAGGCGAACAGGTTCGCCAGCGTGAGGACCAGCAGGAAGCCGGCCAAATTGCGTTGCGTGTCGACGCTCATTGGGGGGTCTCTTTCTTGTCGTCGGGTAGGGTTTCCACCTTAGCACTGTCCGGCAATGCCGGCGTGTTAGAAGGCGTATCAGTCGTGCGACGAGGAAACCGCGCGCCTAGGCGTGCTTCGATGAGCTTTTCGAGGTAGTCGATGGTGCGCGCGGCACCGAGCCAGCCCGACACGCCCACGAAGGCGTAGGTCAGATCCTCGCTGACGCCTGTCGCGCGGCAGAACTTGGCCACCAGGAAGCCCACGAAGCCCGCGCCACAAGCCGCCAGGAGGGCGGTCTGCCAGCTGGACACCTCGCGGCGCATCAGAGCCCCGATGAGCCCGCCGAAGAAGGCGAGCGCGGCCTGCGCGATGCCGGCATACCACTCATCGAAGTCGATTTTCATGTTGGCGCGACCGGCCATTCGATTGCGTCCGGGAAGCTCGCCTGCTGCTCGATGCGGCTGAGCTCCACACGGTACTGCTTCCAGGCCGTGAGCGCCTCGATGTCCTCGGGCGTCTCCAGGTCCAGATCGATGGCGTCTTCGAGCGGCGCGACGCGCAGCGCTGCTTGCGCGAGCAGCGTGTCGCGACGTGCTAACACCGCCGCGGCGCTAGGCGAAGCTGGCTCGGGCGACGCGGGCGCGTTGAACACGCCGCCGTCATAGCCGTAACCTATGCCCACAACGGCCGTGTCATCGAGTGGATGCGCTGTCACGCCTTCGGGCGGCCGCCACGCGGCGGTGTCCCCATCCCACTCGATGACGTTGACGACCGATCCAGCCTGAACCAGTGCGAACTGCATTATGCGTACTCCTCGACAAGGACAAGTCCGGCGGCGCCAACACCCCCCGATTGATCCGGCACGCTTGGCGGACACGCGGCACCACCGCCACCTGCACCTGCACTCTGCCCCGTGCCGCCGGCGCCGGCCGACGTATTCGTGCCACCGCCGCCGCCAAGGCAGGACGACGCGCCGTGGCCTGAGATTGGCCCCACGCCGGCGAATGCATAGCCGCACGACCCCGGCTGCCCGTTGCTGACCTGGATGGTTTGCCCCCCGCCAGTAACAGTGCCTGCACCACCTGGTGAACCTTGGCCGGAAAAAATGCTGCCAGTGGAGGCAACTGTCGCCGCGAGGCCACCGCCGCCGCCCGGCGCGGTAATCAGGGTGCCGCCGAACGACGATGCGCCGCCCGGGTTGCCCGCGCCGCCCGGCACGCCCGTACCGCCTGCGCCGACCGCCACTGCAGCTCCAGCGAAGCCCGCATTGAACCGGGCTTTCGTCAAAGAGCCTGATGCGCCGCCCGAACCCACGGAATACGCCGCGGCGCCCGTGGCAAATCCGCCACCGCCCGCGCCTCCAGCGCCCACGACAGTGACGATGACAAACTTGGTGCCCGACGTCGGCGTATAGG